CTCACGCTTCTGCGCCAGCTTCTCAGCCTCCGTGCCAACCGTCGCAGTCTCGCGAGCGGCCTCCAACATGCCCTTCTTGTACTCAGCGACATCCGCCCGCAGCGTTACCTTGACGACCCGTTCAGCCACAACGACCCCCGTAGAATCTGGGGCTATAGCCCTTTTCGAAACGCCCTGTTAAGATGCGGGCATGGATACGTACGTGGACGGCAAGGGCAAGATGCTCACCGCCGAGCAGGCGGAGAGCGAATACCGCAAGCAGGCGATCGTTCAAGGCGCGCCGCTAGAGGGCGAGGCGTACGACCGCCAACTTGCGGCGTGGCTAGGCACCTACCGGAAACAGACCCCCGCAGACAAGCGATCAATCGCCGCCACAACAGTGACGTTCATCGTCGGAATCTGCATCGTCGGAGCAATCGCATTCGCCGCGCTGATTCTCGGTGGCGGGCTGCTCGCGTTCATCCTGATCCTCATAATCGGCGGGATCATCGCCTGCGTGCCGCCCCTGCTCGTAATGATGTTCACCAGTACCAAAAAGGCCTAGTCGCGCCTTCGCACACGAATGTGCATCGCGCTCATATCAACATTCGGGTGCCGCTTCTTGTACGTTTCGATAAACGAATTACGCGCCCCCGCGGCCCAATCCATCACGGGCGGCTCAACCTCAAACGCAAACTGATTAGCCGGGTCCAACGCCTCGGCCAGCAGAATCCCGTGATCGCCACGAGGCGCCATCTCAAGACGCCTTGACGCCAGAAGGGTGGCCTTGTCGGCCGGCGTGAACCGCGGCTCAGCAACAGTCACCGACAACACGTTCCCGTCCGGGTCGAACGTGACAGAAGCCTGAGGCTCCCCATTCAGCTCCCGGACAGTCACACGGAGTTCGCGGGCTAGGAGCGCTTCTTCCGCTTCGAACCCGCTGAGGCTTTTCCCGCTGCAACCAAACGCTGCGCTGGGTCATACTCATTCAGACCCCACACCGCATAGCCAAGATTCTTCTTATCCGGGCCAGACAACGCGTCATACACCTCAGCCCACTGCTCGCCCACAACTGGCTCAGCAGCATCACCAACGACCAGATACGTGCGCGGGTAATCCCTCACGACGCCAGCCAAGTTGTAACCCAGCGCACTATCGGAACCGTTCTCAGCGCGAGGCGGATTCTTAGACGTCAACTCTTCCCACGCGCCGCCAGAAACCGGCCAAAACCGGACGCCCACAAGCTCATCACCCAGAACAACATCCTGCGTGACCGGCTCAACCGTGTCCAACTTCTGCTTCTGCGCCGCAATCAGCGCCTTCACATCAATAGCCAAAACCTTCTCCTCACCAGAAAACTTGTGATCACCAGTAGAAGAAGAAACCGGGGGCGGGGCCTGGTGAGCCACACCGCCCCCGGTGGTCAATCAAGCGACCAGAACAGCCTTACGCTGCGTCACCGAAGTGATGTACTGCGTCTGCGAGATCGTGTCCACGCCGTTCTCAACAGGCGCATCCGGACGCTGAGCACCCGCAGTGAACGTAATAACATCCACCTTGTCGCCCACAGTCCAGTCCGTCGCGTTGTCCGTACCGCGACGAACAACAAAGAACCCCGAAGTGCCCTCGGTCAGAACGACCGCAGCAGAATCAGTGGCCGCAGAATCGACATACTTCGTCTCGAGCGTTTCCTTCTTCTTGCCCGGACGCGTCAGATCCTGATTCAGTGTCAGACGCGGGTCAGCAACCTCAGCCTGAGTGGTCGCCCAGTTGAAACCATCCGGGGTAAACGAGTACGTCAGATTCTTCGACGTCGCACCCTTGACGATCGCAACGGACAGTGCGTTGCCAGACGGAACGTAAGCAATCTTCCAACGTCCGTCGCTCTGAGAGCTGGCGGGAATAGCATCCAGCGGCATAGTGCCTCCTAGGAGTTATGCCCCCGAAGAGGCGATTGATCCGCAAGACCGGATGGCAGCGGACATAGAAAAACCCCCAGCAAATGCCAGGGGTTCGAGTAAGTAGAAGGTTCAGTTAGGCGCGGCTCAACGTGAACAGAAGACCCGTATCGCAAACCCACAAACCGGGCTTGATAGACCGATCGAGCAGCGCCTTGCCCGCCTCAACCTTGATCGGCGTGCACTGACGATCGGGCACAACCAGACGGTGACCCACAAACGCCGTACGCAGCCTGTCAACGGCCTTCAGAAGCGCCGTAAGAGTGTGACCTACCACGCGCACATCAGTGTCGTAATCGCCCGCAGAATCAAGGCTCACGGCCTCCGTGAACCGTTCTGTGCGATCCGTGGGCGTTGGCGCGAACAGAATGTAATACGTGCCAGGAATCAGCACATCCTGATCAGTCACCAACGCGCTGTCATGCACCGGCAAGCCGGTGGACTCGAGACGCGAACTCAACGCCGCATAAGTAGCCTCAACACTCATCAAGACCCCTTATCGATCTGCGCATCAGACACCGCAATCTCAAGACCGCGAATAAAGTCCGGCTCGTTCGCCTTCAACGCATCGCGAAGGGCATGCTGTGGGGCAGACTTCACGCCACCGCCACCATCCTCAACGAAACCAAACGACCCCTGACGCTTACCCAAATTCGGGCCAATCTCAGCCACAATCGCGCCACCCGGATACTCCATGTCGTAATCAATCGACGCCGCATAGCCATCAAGACCAGTAGCCTGCGCACCCTGCTGGGCGTCATCCTTGATGTAGCGCGCGGTAACCTCAACCGCCTTCTTCACGTTCCGATTCACCTTCGCTGGCACATCACGCAAATCCGCCTCGAGCTTCAGCAGCTCCGAAAAGTCATCACCGGAAGCCATCAACTGGCCTCCTCGACCGGATACCTAGCCGCAGTCACTTGACCGCCCGCAGAACGCATCCCCGTGCGGAACACGCGCCCCACAATGCTCGGATCAGACGCTGACGAGACAACCCGCACGAACACAGACGGGCCGACATTCACGGCACCCAGCGGCACATGAACCTCGCGTTGCATCACCGCAGGAGACTGACCAGCAATGTCCTTCTCGGACACCGACGACGACGTGATCTTCAACCGGCCCTTGACGCCAGCCGCGATCACCGTTTCAACATCGATCGGCTGCAACGTGTCTGGATCCTCGCCACGATGAACCGTGTAGAAGTCGAACACCTCAGTCATCCGACCCTCGGCCAGACGCCGCCCCAAACCCAGGGAACGGTTCAACAAGCTCACGTGTACGCCTCAACAACATCAATGTCACCGCGACCAAACGCCCGACGAATCGACCGCTCAGCATGCGGCGACAGGCTGATACCCGTCTCCGCGCCACCATCAGCAAACGCGGCCCGGAAATCATCAATCGCCAGCGACGACAAGCCGCCAGCAGACAGCGCGCCCGTCGTCTCAAACATCTGCAACGCCTGAGCCGCAAGAACCAGCGTCAGCCTTTTGAGTTCAGCCGGAGCCGTAGCAACACCCCACGTGAACGTCACATCACACGCATCATCACCCGTCACCATGATGTAGCCGGGGCGATACTTGAACGCCACATCCACACCGTCGCGCTGCACAGAATCGACAGACACGACCGGCCACTGAGGAAGATCCTCACGACCAAACGACGGATACGCCGTATAAGTCGAAGTCGTCACCGGGTAAACGTCCTGCCCGATGACGAAACGGAGGTGACCAGACGCAGCCTCAAGCAACGCCTCAACCTGTGCCGCGTCGTCACCCACATATGTGGTCTTCAACAGCGCCTCAAGATCAGCGACAGTAGCAAAAGCGGTCATCTGGTCACCCCCATGTTTAGTCGTTACGCAACGGTCACGAGTGCCGAAGCCAGGTTCTCCGGACGGATGACCTTGCCGCCGTAAAGCGACAGGCCCTTCACGCCATCACCGAACGTGTCCTGAAGACGAACACCCTCAACGGACGAGATCTGGTTAGCAAACGTGGTCGCGATGCTGTGACCCGCAAGGATCGTGAACACCGGAGCATCCGGCAGAGTGGAGTCCGTGGGAACCGTGTTCGACTCGTAGATGTCGAAACCAGCAGCGCGGCCCACAAACCCGTTGCGCAGACCCTCAGTGGTGCCCGCGGCGTCCGCGCGGATGAACTTGTCATCCTGAAGCAGCACGCCGTAGAACTCCGGAGGAACAACCACGAACCGACCCGCATCGGGGGTGTTCGACTTCGCAAGAAGCGTGCGGAACTCCACAAGCAGGTTGTACGCGTCA